AATGGGTTAGTGAAAGACCCGTACGGTAGACGACATATAGTTACAGCTTGGAATCCTTCCGACTTAGATAAAATGGCTTTACCTCCTTGCCACTACACATTCCAGTGTTTTGTATCGAAAGACGGTAAACTGTCATTAATGTGGCATCAGCGTTAACTTTGAGCGCCTTGTACAAGTAATTGTACCCGAAAAACTATCCTAAACGGGGAAACTCCTAATAACCTAGGACAATCCCGTGCTAAATTGTAGAAATAAAATATTTTATGGACTTCCATTCAAATTCTAGGTATACTATTTAATAGAGGTACAGAATTGATGAAAGTTATATACGCTATAATAAACGAACAAACAGAAAAATTTTACGTAGGATCCGCTTCTAACTTTAGAGCTAGAATGTTAAGACACCTATCGGACTTAAGAAATAACAAACACTGTAATGTATATTTGCAACGTGCTTACAACAAATACGGGGAGTCATCTTTTCATTTTGAAATTTTGGAAGAACTATCAGAAAGTTGTAACCTATTTGAAAAAGAGAATTATTGGATAGACTCTCTATCTCCACAGTACAACATAGGGTCTGTTGGAGGTGGTGATAACCTTACCAAGCACCCCAACAGAGAGCAAATAATACAGAAAATACGATCCACTGTACTCAACAATATAAAAAATATGACGGTTGAGGAAAGAAAAGAAAAGTGGGGTATGCCTGGAGCTAAGAACCCTAACTGGAAAGGTGGTATTAGTAGAAAGTTATGTCCTGTTTGTAAACAAAAAGAAATAGCACCCATAAATAAAACCTGCTTGTCCTGTAGAGACAAGTCAGGGGAAAACAATCCCTTTTATGGCAAAACGCACTCCGAAGCTACTAAGAAAAAACTATCAGAGAGCGCCAAGGGACGTATCCCTAGCAATGCTAGGAAGATCTCCGCTGAAGGCAGAGAGTTCCCCTCTCTAGCTGCTATGGCTAGAGAGTACGGTATAACTTCAGGAGCTGCTCATTATAGGGTAAACAGTCCTGCTAAACAGTGGGAGAATTTTTTCTACATAAATGCCTAACGACTATCTCGAAAGAGAGTAGGTCTCGAGTGAGACCGAAACGGATAGAGCCCTTTAAGGGTTGTGATATAGTCTGATCTGCAAGGTAACTTGCAGCTGGTGTAATACCGGCAAGAGATTAACGACCTCTTGTGAACATAATGTCAATCGACGTTTTCTTGGGCTTGCCGTTTAATATAGCCTCTTACGCGTTATTGACCCACATTATAGCTGAGTGTGTAGTACTTAAGCCAGGTAAGCTTATTTTTACTGGTGGAGATACTCATATTTACAATGACCACCTAGAGCAGTGCGGTCAAATACTACAGAATGAGCCTTATCCATTACCTACTTTAAAACTACCAAAAGCAGTAGGCAGTACGCCGTGGCAAAAGTTCTTAAATTATTGCCATTGTGTAGACCCCAAAGACATACAATTAGAAAACTATAAAAGTCATGGCAAAATAGAAGCCAGAATGGCAGTATAATAAGACCCGCCTTAGTGCGGGTTTTTTGTTATGTGTAAAAAATAATCTCTTGCAATTTATTCTCAGGTGTGTATAATTATTTTTATTTAGGAGAAGTGTATGAGCTTAATAGACGTAGTAAACCAGTACAGCGGTACTGATGAAGAAATATTAGAACAGGTAAGGAATCATGAAGAGGTTCAGGGAAAGTTACTGTCTTCTGAAGTAATTACTATGTACTTGGTAAAACATAATTTATATAGTATATTTCTAAACTCCGATAACCCGCTATGTATAGCCACTATGCGAACAATATTTAGCTTAGGTGAGTTTAATTTTATACTATCACAGAGCAAGGGGCTCATGAATATATTTTCTCTAGACTTATTAATAGAAGCAGGAATTGCTACTTCAGCTTTAAAAGAGGACTTAATATCCGAAGCTAATCCGACTTCGACACCGTATTACAACGTTAAACTAGAGGATATTATGGGCATATTACACCCTGACACTTGGAAGTTAGTATCAGATTCTATTATTAATAACAGAAGAGAAGCTACTACTATTAGGATAAAAGTAAGTCCTGCAGTCACTACAGAATACGATTGTACTTACAAAGTTTCTGGTAGATTAGGTAATAGCGACGAATTTTTACCTATACCTCAGAATACAAAAATTATAAATATACCTCTAGAAAAGGATGAGGCTATATTTTTCGACATTACAGTGCCTTTTGATAGGCTAGTCCAGCAGTTTAAGGTTGAGATAAAAGGGCCATGGGCCGGAAGCCTTACTAGCGTGGAATACGTAGGTGTACCTAATTAATACCTACATAGGAGAATTTTAATGGCGCAACGTCTTTTATTAAATGTGCAAGGCACAACAAACCAACACGGGGTTTTTTCATCTCCTGTTAGTATAGCAGATGATGATAACTTCAAAATAACTATACGTTTTAGAAGAGTATCTGGAAATGAGGATATGGAGATATTTGGTACAGCCTCTTCTGGGTCTAGCGACTGGGTTTTCGAAACAAACGCCATAGCAACACCAATTTCTAGATTAGCAGGTGTAGCATCAGGAGTGCTTTTTAATGCTACACCTATGCATTCTTATGACTTCTCAGAAATGGCTACTTACTCAGTGGAAAGATCAGACGGTCAAAACGTAGTACTGACTAGAAACGGAGAAGTAGGGGATACAAAAGCATTTACAGGAAGATTCACTATTTATTTTTTTGGTAGAAGAGGGCCTGAAACAACTATAGACGCTCCGTTAGCTATCGAACTCTTTGAAGTAGAAATAAATGGGGAAGTTGTTCACAGATACACTGGAGAAAGTTCTAACGGAGATTCCTTAATACTAACTGACGAGGTAGGCAATAACGATATCACTTTACAGAATATGCCTAACTCTACAGGACATTGGGAGTCTTATGTTGACGCTAGACCGGTAATCAGTCTTGTGCCTCCGCAGACTACATATGATATCAACCAAAATGATTCATTTACTTACCCAACTGCTACAGCAACAGATGATGTTGACGAGGATGTAACAGTAACTCCAACAGGAACAGTGGATACTTCCACCGTAGGTACTTACACATTAACGTACAACCATACTGACTCCGATGGAAACGCAGCTACACCTGTTACAGTTACCGTAAACGTTAATGAAGCGGGTGTAATGCCCCCAGAAATAACGCTTAACCCACCTCAAACAACTTATAACATTAATGAAGGTGATAATTTTACCTATCCAGTCGCTACAGCTACAGACGATTTAGATGCTGATGTCACGGTCACGCCAACAGGCACCGTTGATTCGAATACGGCTGGCACATATACACTTACGTACAACCATACGGACAGCAATGGTAACTCCGCTCAAACGGTTACTGTTACCGTTATTGTGGCTGCTACTGGTACAGTAACGCAGATAGACCCTTTAACTTTACCTTTAGCTAGTAATGTTCAATTTAATTATGAAGGGACGTTAGCTACTAATAACACAGCTTTAAGTGGTTCAGGTGGGCGTTTTTGTATCTCTGAAGATGGACAGAGTTTATTTATAGAAAGGCAGTATGTAGTAGGTGAGTATAGAATGCCTACTGTATTTAATCCTGCCACAATACTAGATGATGTTGATTTACTCGAAGAAATACAAGCCCCTGTATCTATAACAGGAGACATTGTAGATGGCTCATTTACAAGATTAGATCCAAGTGTACCTACTAACTTTTTCCGTATCGTTGGTATGACACACAAAGATGGTAAGTTACTTATTAACCATCTAAATTGGTATGACACAAGTACAAATAGAGTGCACTCTACTATTGTAGTTGAAGATGCTAGTGACCTTGCTAATTCTGTAATTGAATCTAATTACGGAATGGTAGGAGTTAATAGACAATCAGGTACAATGATAAAGACCCCAGAAAACTTGGTAGATTTCTTTGGTGGTGAAATATTATCTTTCGCCCCTCAAGAATCTATATCTAGTCGCCATGACTTCGGCCCTAGTATTAGACCTTTCAACCTAGAAGAGTTAACACCTAATAGTAGTGCGGGTTCTCCTGTTATTTTTGGTCAGCCTACTGTAATGGAGTATCCATTTACAGGGAACGACTCAGAAGGTAAACCTAAGAAGTTTTACGATAGGTACGAGTACGATGACTTTATAACTTCCACTTATACTGGGGCATTAGGTTCTCCATTAAACAATAACCAAATTCTACAAAAAGAGAATGGTGAATTTACTTTAAATAACTGGTGGAACTTGTCCAGTAAAGTGATAACAGCGTTTGTAATACCAAATACCAGAACACTAGTAGTATTATCTTCTCTAGTAGGAGGTACGCGCGAAGGGTACTACAAGCAAGCTACTGTACAGCCTACACGTGTTAAATTTGGTCTAGAATATAAATACAAAACTTGGTATTACGATGAAGCTACCAATGAGTATAAAAAAAGAGATTACTATTCTGCTGGTAACTCTCCTGCAATAGAAGATGACAGATACACCAATGTTATGTTCTTCGACTTAGCTGATGTAGCAGATGCTAAAGCAGGGAATAGAGGAACATGGGATATTTACCCTTATGACCAAGTGCTGTTAAAAAACCTTGCAGGGATAGGTAATAAAGACGGTTTACATGCTTTACCAGCAGCAGGTTATTTTGATTTAACACGTAATCGTTTATTTATATCACATGCAGGGGAAATACAAACAGGGGTATACACTTCTGTCCCAATTATTAACGCAATTAACGTTACAGCGGATGTAGATAAACCTGTTATTAAGCTTTACCCTGATAAAGATAAAATCACTCATATAAAGGGAAGACCTTTTACCCCTCCTGAAGGGTCTGCGGTAAACCCAGATGGAACAGTAACTAATTTAACTCCTACAGGTAGTGTAGATGTAAATACAAATGGAACTTATACATTAACGTATAGCCATTCTTTTAATACTGAACCTGCTCAAGATAGAGTGTTAGAAGTTACAGTTATTGACCAGCCTGTTTTAAATAGTGCACCTTTAATAAGTGTAGGGGAAGATTTTTCTGCTACTACAGGACAAAGCCTTAGTATTACAGCAGTAGTGTCTGATGTAGATACTAATGACTTAATTACCTATAGATGGGTACAAGAAGGAGGTACTAGCTTAGGCTTAGAAAGCGGAGGTATCAACGTAGAATCAGCTACGTTAACATTCACCCCCCCCTAACTCAGTAGCCGGTACTACACAGGTAGTAAGATGTGAAGTGTTTGACGGAATAAACTCATCTTTAGATAAAGTGCAAATAACTTTTGAAGCAGGGCAGGTGACAGATACGGTAAAACCTGTTATAACTTTAATAGGACAGAGTGTTGTTAATATTACTGTAGGTACTCCTTATGTAGACCAAGGAGCAACTGCAACTGATAATGTTGATGGAGACATATCCAATCTATTACAGATAAGTGATAATGTTAACACTAACATGGAGGGAACCTATTCCGTTTTATATAACGTTGTTGATAATGCAGGAAATCCAGCAGACGAAGTTATCAGAATTGTAAATGTAGTGCAGGAGAGTGTAAACCAACCCCCAACCGCAAACGCTGGTCCCGACCAATCGGTAGCAGCTGGTGAGTTAGTACAGGTAAGCGCATCTGGTAGTTCTGATGGTGATGGCACTATTGTAGGTTACAAGTGGCGTGAAACTACTAACAGCGGCATTACGCTATCAAGTACGACTGCTGAAAACATTAGCTTTACTTCACCAGTGTCTGATACTGCTCAAACAGTAACATTAGAACTTATCGTTACTGATGATAAAGGCTTAGATTCAGCACCTGTTTACGTGAACTTCAATGTTGCTGCAGAGGTAATAACATTGCCTCCAGGTATTCCTCCTGTAGCAGACGCTGGACTTAATAAGATAGTTTCAAGTAATGATGAAGTTACATTAGATGGTTCTAATTCTGAACAAGGATCGGTTAGTATAGTCAGCTACTCTTGGAGCCAGTTACTTGGTACGCCTGTTATTATCCAAGACGCTAGTAAAGCTGTAGCTAAAGTAGTGATACCGGATATACAAGAAGCTGAAACTATGGCTTTTGAGCTTGTAGTTACAGACTCAGCAGGCCTTACTAGTAGCAAGATAGTTAAACTACAAGTAGCCGCTCAAAGACCTTTCTTTATAAACGCTACAAGAGACTACTCCACGGTGTCTGGAGACGGGACATGGAGAGGTAAAATAAGGCAAGGAGAAGTTGACAGCTTCACATTGACTATTGATCCTGCTTGGATAACTCCTGAGAATATAGTAAGTTATACAATAGTTAATCCTGACGAAGTAGATATAATATATCACTCTAGACAGGAAAACATAATACAAGTTTACTTAACTTCAGAAACCATAGGGAAGCACATTATAAGGTTCGACTACGAAACACCTTCTAGATCGGACAGGGTATTTGTTACTTTAACAGTATCCACGTAAAAGAGAGCTTCGGCTCTCTTTTTTATTATAAATCATTTGCTAATTTACTAATTTCAAAGTATAATACTTGTATTAAATAAATGAGGAAACAATTATGAAAATTGTAGCACTAAGCGACCTTCACTGTGAATTCAGCTACCCTGATAATATAGAAGGTGACAAAGACGCCGTGCTAGTATTAGCAGGCGATATTTTCGTAGGTACTAAAGCTTTTAGAGAAGAGTACATACCTAAGTGGGCTTCTATGTTTAAGTACGTAATATATGTACTAGGAAACCATGAATACTACAGGCACAACATAGACACTCTTCCGAATAAGATCAGAAATAAGATCAAAGAGTTAGAGTTAAACAACGTATTCCTACTAGACGAAGACGTAGTAGAGTTAGATGGGATACAGTTTGTTGGTACTACTCTGTGGACTAGCCTAAATAACGGAGACCCCGTAGTTAGAGTAACAGCTAAGTTCAGCATGAACGATTTCTATCAGATAAGAGCAGGTGCTAAGTATCGCAAACTAGATATCCTAGACTGGACGAACATGCATTACTCAGCTATGCTTTTCTTAGAGTCTATAGATTACTCTAAGCCTACAGTAGTAGTAACTCACCACTCTCCTCACAAAATGGGGGTAGATAGCACAAGATACAAAAACGATGATTTAAGTCACGCTTATTACACAGACTTAACTCAGTTTATTTTAGATAAAAAGCCGCTTATGTGGATATTTGGACATACGCACAAGTATGTTAAAGAAAGTGTAGGCGACACACTATTGTACTCTAACCCTAGAGGTTATGTAACTGATAAGTTTAATTACGAGACAGAGGGATATAGCCCTTCTAACTTTGTAGAGGTATAACATGGCACTTTTTGCGTTTTTAGCAATAGTATTATTTTTAATCGCTTTTGTAGTAAGCGAAAACGAACCGTGTGCTAGATGCGGTAAAACTAAACACCAGCACGACAATCCTGCTTCTGGAGCATGCTGGCATTTTATTAAGGAAACTAAATAAATGAAGACAAGAGAACTAGTAGGTTGGGGCATTGCCCTAACAACAGCTTTATGCTTTGCGTTTTATCAGAGCACTGGACTTAAATGCGAAATCCAAGAAGGGGATAAGGTATTTAACTCAGCAACTCAAAAGCACGGCACTGTACGCCATCTAGATGGCAATACATGCCGAGTAGGTGTAATGTATAATGATAACAGCGTTTCTCAGCAATTCAGTGAGAACGGTGGGATTTCTTACACGGTCGATTATTGGACACTTAACAAAACGCGATAAAAAATCGCTTGCTCAACAACTTATTTCCACGTATAATATACGCATAAATTAACAAAAGGAAACAAAAAAGATGGCTAAACAAAAATCACGCAAAGGTAAAGGTTCATACGCAGCATACGCAACAGAAGGTCGTATGCAGAAAAACCGTGCACGTAAAATAGCACGTCACCTAAAAGCGCACCCTAATGACGAGCAAACATTTAAAGCACCTGCTCAAGGTACGCCGCGCAAACCAGCCGGTAAAAACGGCCACCCAGCGCAAAAGTTTTATGTATATGACGGAGCAGGACGAAAAACCCTAATGCCGTCATTCACTCCAGTATTTGCTAAGGAGGCAAAATAATGCATAACGAACTAACTCGCGCTCTAAC